ATAAAATCCCCTTTCGGTAATGGAAGATCCGGTGGGAGCAATTGACTAACCTGTAACCCGGCCGCATCAACTTCATATTGGCTTAAAGTTACCGGTTGACATCGGCAATTATATCCCCAGGGCGGCCAATACATAGACCAGAATGGGTGATCAATAGGAAAGACCATTCCGACTAAAGCTGCATGAGTCTCCCTGATCCGGTTGTCGCTGATCCCGGTATACATTGCATAAGGACGGAGGGCTTTTGTTTCTTGGGCTTGTTCCCAGTGGCCAACCCCATGCGCATTTTGAATATTAGTTCGAAAAACTGTTTCTTGGTGCCAATCAGACTTAAATAATGTTGAATCAGCAAACTTCTTAAAGTCCTCCAGGGTTTGCCCATCTTTAATTGCTGAGGTAATAGAATTGTGAGTTGACTGGAGGATCTCTGCACTATTTATCCCGGCAATGGTGTAGGCCCGGGTCCGCATTTCTGCCGCCACAACATTAAACTGATCCCGGGTCATAACCTCCCGGGCCAGAAATGCATTAACCGCCTCATCAAATGGCGGCATTTCTTCATATTTAAGCGGGCTGGGCATTTTCTCTTAAATGATCGGCCTTTATCCCGGGTAACTTATCCAGGAGGGCCTCAAAATTACAGGTAACAAACTCAGTGACGGACTTATTTCCCAATTCCCCATCTGCTGAATTCTTATAAAGATCCCATAGTTCATCCTGACCCCAGACCGCTATGCATATCCGGTCCATAATACTGTATTTAGGCTTAACGGCCGGATGCACTGTCATTTTCATGGCAATAACCGTCCTTTCATATAAGCTAACATCTGGGCCTGAAACAAAAGTTCGGCCTGTTCCATCCGGGGCATTTGAGGATACAGTTTTGCCAGACCATCCCGGATATCAGTCAAGGAACCCCCGTTGTTTATCAGTTCTTTCAACGGAGTTAAAAGTTTTTCCATGATCACGGCGTTTTGTTCTAAAGCATTATCCAGGAGAACATCTAATTCTTTCTGACGGTCGGCCCCCCGTTTATGGAACCCAGCAACTTGAATATGGGAATCGGCCAGAGCAAACAAGATTCTGTTCCGAGCTGGAACTGCGGGAGCAGCCGGGTCCTCTTTTTCCCCGGGGTCATCCGGGTCCTCTTTTTTATCCCCCGGTTTCTCCGGGTCAACTACTGGCGGAGGTGCTGCTACGGGTAGGGGGATAGCCGTAAGATCCCGCGTAGTGGCTTCCCCGGCCTTGGCCTCAGGAACCCCAAACCGATCCCGGATAAAACTTAATGGAATAGGGAACCGGATCTTGTCTAAATTCACCAGGACTTCCGAAGTCTCTTTTGCATCGTCTTCTGCTTCGGCCTTAATCCAGAATTTCGGTATAGGAAGATTCCACCCATTGGGGTAATTGAACCCGACCAGGGGACGAATGAGCTGATCCGTAATAGTCCCTGACAGAGCTTCCGCATCTGCTTCCAATATATCCTGGCGGACCATCTCATGGATCTTTGCGGTGGAATACGTCCCCGTTTGCCCGGATGCATCCGAGGTCAGGGTTTGCCCCAGGACGGCTTTGCTGATTTCCCTGTTCGCAAAGTCGATGAACATCTGGTAGGGGTTCATCCGGCCTGATCCCCGGGTCGACTCAATAAATTCAATCTCCGTGTTCTTGGAAATAATCCCGGCGGCATCGGCCCCCCTATTCTTTACGGCGTTTGCCAGTTTGGTAATATCCGCCGGATCAGCCCCCGAGTCATACTTACCTACTCGGATAGGCATGCCAAAGACCTCATTGAAAGTTACCCAGTCTTTGACAGTATAGTTCTTAAACAAATACATCCATGACAGAACCCTGAGGACCCCGTTGCGGGTATCGTGGCCGGATTTCGCCCGGCACAGATGCATAATAACCTTCCACGGTGGGGGAACGATCCCCAAGGACTGTTCTTGCTCCGTAATGATCCGGGGAACAATGGAATTGATCCAAGTCACGTTTTTAGAATGAATCCAGTTCAGGCTAGTCGGAAGAACTTTTCCGTCCCTCAGTTCCCACATGATCTCGCTGGCCGAATACCCTTTGCCGATCGCATCCAGCAGATCTAAGAGAGCCCCCCGGAAATTTGGGAGGCTCTTGATGGTCTTTTCCACGAACTCTGAAATTGCCTTATCTTCCGGGGAATCAGAATACGAGGTAATAGTGTATGGACAACCCAGAACTGCCAACTTCCGAGTTTGAAGGACGGAAAAGATATGGGGGTCCTTTTCCTCAAACTCTTCAAACAGTTCGGCCGCTTCCTTGCAAGCCCCCAAGTTGGCCATTTCCAGGATAGAAGATAACCGGCTTGGTGTCAGGTTTTTTGATGGATAAGAGGAGTACCGATCCCGAACCAACGTGGCAAATAACTCATTTTTCTCCGGTTTCTTCTGCCCCGGGGTTCCTTCCGATGGCTTCTTAATTAGCCAGTCCCAAAGTTTCATGTTCCTTTACCTCCCCGGGGGTCTCGTTCCGTCGTCGGTTCAATCTATTTCTCCAGGATCATCTCCGTAAATATCCCAACTAATAGGCCGATCTCTTACCCATCCGCGGCCCGGTCACCGTTTGGTAAGCAGTAATCATCGGATTTGCATACGGCCGGGCCATTACTTCATAATTAAAGGCATGACGGAAGTGGTCCACCCCTAATTTAACATAAACATACCGTTTTGACCCGGTATCATCGTTCGTTTCAAGTTTTTTAGCGACATTGGCCATATGTTTGGCAAATTCTTCGACAATTGCCGACTTTTTGGGTAAAAGAACTAACTTTTTTAGTAATTCATTGTGGGAAGAGTCAAGAGACTCGGTTCGATTACATGCTACGAGCTTTTCTTCCTCATTCCAAGAATAAGCCCCCTTCCTTTTCTCTTGATAATAGTTCAGGAATACCCGGCCCGGGAACCGCTCCGCGAACGCCCGAGCATTCCTTATTTCCGGCATGGCATCAACCACACACCGGGCTACTTTAAAGGCTTTCATTAACCGGTCAAGATCTTCCCAATCTTTGTAAACCTCTAAATGGACGATTTGACCAGGGGGATAATCGATTCTTCTCTTTCCAATAACGACGTGGAGGTCTTTTCCCTGGTCAACCCCCATGGAACAAGGCCCGGGGTCGCTTGAGGCAACTCCTTCTGATCCGCAGAGGGCCAGAATTTCCTCGACAGATAATCTATTTTGAGCTTCAACATAGGCCATCCCCAATTTGAGGTTCACAAATTCGGCCAAGTGCTCAGTAGTCCTTAATTTTAACAGGATTTCTGCAGGACTGACAAAATAACTAAATAGTTGCGAAAAATGGTACCCCTGCCGGTCCGTGACGCCTGGTTTCTTAGCGACCCACCGGCCTACATCCTGATCTAACCGGGTCCGACATTTCGGGCAAGCTAAAAAAGTTTCCCCGTTAAATTCAATTATGCACCCAATAGTTAAATTTTCCAGATTAATCGTGTCTTCTAAACAAACATCATTATTACAGGCCGGGCATTTCAACAACCAATATTGTTGATTTGATAGTTTAAATTCTTTATCAATCCCGTAATCCGGGATAGTCGGGTTTGACAACATAACCGTCTCTCGGAATTCTGAATGGCCCATGCGCTCCAAAGCCATGTCGACGGATCTTTGGGGAGCCTCGTCCAATTCATCAAAGATTATTTTGTCAACCGGGATAGATTTCAGACCAACCCGGGATTGCATACCCCGGAGATAAAGAAAAGTATTGTGAATTTGTTTGATCCCGGCCGCATCCGTATCCCTTACCCACCGGCCAAAGGTCTCCGGGTTATCCGTGATCAGGGGAGCGATTCGGGACTTGGAGAAGTCGAGCGTGTCCGTGCGCGAGGGGAATAAATACAGAACCCCTTTATAGTTCTTATACCGGGCATTATACAGAGATTGAATCAAGGCCCATGTTGTGCACCCCAACTGAGCCGCTTTCTCCTGAATTATAAATGGGTGATTATCATCATACAATTGCCGGAGATATTCGTGATGAACAAAAGAAAATGGGCGGCCGTCCAGGATAATCGGGACCTTCTCCGCCCACACCCCCGGGGAAGCTTCCGCCGGAATATCTGTTTCTAAAGCAGTCTCAAGCCGATCCACAAAGTCGCTAACCAATTCCCGCGTCTTTGAGTTTCCGTAAGATTGCTCTGCCCGCTGCCGGGAATTCTTTTGCAACTTCAGCAATGGCAGTAATTACCTGTTCCTTAAATTCTTCGATAGCCCGTTTGTCAATGATATCCGTTTTTGTAGGAGCATCCAACCCCAATAACCGGGCTCTCCGCTCCATAATCTGAATGCATTTAGCCACGGCCTTAGTCTGGTCTTCCACAGAAATAGGCCTTAAAACTTTAATTGGTTCCGGGAGGGGCTTGTTTGGATCAGAGGGAGTTCCGGCCCCATTACCATTTTCCTGGTCGGCAGGGGGAACAAAAACTTCTTCGTAGCCGAGGGCCTGTTGCCAAACTGCAGAATGGAGTTTATCGAGCCTTTCAAGTTCAAGGGCTTTTACAACTTCAACATCATCCTTACTTATCCGCCGGATATATGCTTGAACAGACCGGCAAGCTGTCATAGTACTATAGAACCCGCATTCTTCCTTTATTTGTAAATAAGTGCACCCGGCTTTCCTCATTGCAACAGCTTTTGCTTGCCTTTCATAGACGGCCAGGTTTTTGACCCCTGTTTTGATCCCCTTTAAATTTACAGTTATTCCTTTAGGCATAACCTAGCGGTCCATTAGGAAAAAGTAAACGCTGATCCAAAGATATAAACGATTGTACAACGGAAGGGCTTGAAATGTAAACCTGTTAATTGGGGGATTAAGACAAAAATATGGTACGGCCTGATCGAGAGGGGCGGCCTAACCCACCCCGAGGCCGGGAATGGGCGGGTGAGGGCACCCCGGGCCGGCGAACTTTGACCAGGCCGCACCAATGACGGTGCAGGTCACGAGGAGTATCCTCCGAGAGGACAAAATCTAAAATTACTTCATTGGCGTAATCCCCCTTATTATTCCATTACACATAGTTGATCAGGGGCCTATCCTGGGCCGGGGTTTTAGTGGTACACAAAAATCTTGTACTGTTTTCCCCCTTGTGGGGGTATCTCCGAGTTGTCTTTTACATTATAAAGGTTTCCCGGGGAATGTAAATAACAAAATGTGGCAGGGACCATTATTTGAAGGTCGTGTGGGAGACTTATTAGAGAGGTATTTTAGGGGCGGGGGACCTGGAGCCGTCGCGAAGGGCCGATCATTACTCATTCCTGTGCGTTTGATGATTTTTCCGGCCTTTTCCCCCTATCCACCCCCTGACACACTTTTTCCTCATATATTGGCTCTTTCCTCGACTTTATCTTGACTTTGACCATATCCACCCTCTTTCGCTCAATAAACGATCCCCTTCCCCCCTCTCCCGGGTCCATCAGTCAAC